GCTGAACCATCGTCATTTATTGATGCGGCATCAGAACTTCCGCACTCGAAACAGGGTTGATGAAATTTTACAAAAGGCATTGTTATTCCTCATTAGGTGTAGCACTCCTTACTACTATAGCCTCTTCCGTTAGATGGGTTTTAAGATTATTTATTAGTGTTACTGTAGCTGCTTGCATAATAGATACAGTAGTTATAGCTTCTTGAAGTTTTAAATCTGCCTCCAGTAAAGCCCTAACAAGAGCTTTACCTTCGGCAGTGAACTTCTCTGTATCATAAGAGCGATCATCTACTGTTATGATAGAATCAGACATCTTACAACTCGTCTTCCATGTTTGAGTCAAATGCATCGAACTCTGATCCGTCAGGTGAACCAACTTCTACTAAGTCAATTACCTGCATTGCTTGGAAATCTAGTCCCTTAAAGACTTTCCCTTTCCATTCCGACTCCCACTCCTTGTACTGAACACGCACATTAGAACCGTTACCTACTCTAGCATCTAGTGGATTCTTAAACTTATCTACTAAACGTGGAGCAGGGCGTACCATTCCGTTCGGGCCATTAACTTTACGCTTAATAACCAGTGCCTGTCCTT